GGGTCCCTTTAACTTAAAATTATATGCGATTTATACGTTATTATAATATAGTTAACGACAATATCAAATTATATCTCATTGTTTGTGAAAAACTTAGCCCAAGCCCTCGGGCCCAAAATCGCGGGCGTCTAAATTTTTTAATAAAAATCTTGTTTTATGGCCTACGTTTTAGCCTCTATTGTCTAGGGTACCTAGTGCAATTTTATTTATATTTGCCCCGCTGATCTTCGCCGTTGCCCCGCGAATCATATAATTAAATCTATTATTACGGGGCGTTGATTTTGGGCTTTTAATTAATGAATCTTAAATTACTGGTAATCAATCTTAGTCGTGGCTAACTTTATAAAATTACTGGTAATCAATCTTAGTCGTGGCTAACCCGCAGAAAATCGACTCCACGTCCGCCAGCTGGTATTACTGCCCCGTTAATCTTTATAGCGTGATTCGGATCTCATACGTTTTAAATCTTGGTTGGTCGGCCGTGGTCGGCTTGTTTAACTATTTAATACTGAGACAATAGACAAAAGAAAAGCCCCGCATAAACGGGGCTTAAATCGTCTTTAGATGTTACTTAGTTTTTAAATATGATTAGCAATTAAAAGAATAAAGATTCCAAATATAATAAACATTGGCATAAATAAAACATTACATAAAAGAGTTATAAACTTTCTCATTATGCTACGGCTTTTAATTCTACAAGATTCACATAGTCCAATTTGTCAAATTCTAAAAACAAATTAGAAGGTAATTGAAATTGTAAAAAGTCTTGTACTTGTTTTTGGTAATTCTCCACAAAAGACTGAGCATGAAAAACACTTGTTTTAATTCCAAGGTAATCTTTAACTTTATATAAGCCCCGACTCTCATTCTCATTTATAAATTTATTATAAGCGGTTATAGCGTCAAACATATGTCTACAAGTAAAAAACTTTGCGGATAGATTCGCCGTAAATTTTCCATAGTCTCGGCCGTAGCAAAAATTGCGGTGTCCTTTTTCATAGCCAAGTTCTAGTTTATAGATCTCGTTGCGGTGTTTTGTCCACGTTATATTATTCATGAATTGAAAATTATCATACATATTATTTATAGTTTTTATTTGTTTGTTATTAATCATTTTAAAAGCTCCTATTTTGATTAATTAAAGTTATCCCATTTTATCGCATAGTTTTACATAAAAGAAAAGCCCCGCAGAATATACGGGGCTTTGTAAGGGTTTGAGGTTAAGCAGCTCTAAATTTTTTTATTTAAGCAGCGTTAACTTTTTAACACGTTTCTAATTGTTCAATGTCTGGTCGGTGTCGATCTTCTAAATACTTACAAACTTTTTTCCACGTGTTCAAATTATCCCTGACGGGGTCAATATCACACACTACGCCGTCAAAATCTTCATTATCGCAAGCTACTACAAAATTTGAATTTTCTTCAATATCGCCATAGCACCATGTAGTTCCGCCGTCTTTTCTTTTATAAATATAATCTGTTGTTATAGACATTTTTTTAAGCCTCCTTTTTTAAGTTTGTTATATACTTATTTGCTAAATCTAATTTTTGCCCCATTTCGGTTATTATATCAAAAGCATTTTTAAAACCCTTGGAATCTAGATTAGGGTTTTGCAATGCCATTATTACGATTTGAGCGGTTGTTTTCCAATTTGGGGTTATATTTATTTTATTCAATTTATTCTCCTATTTAAAGTTATCCCATTTTATCGCATAGTTTATACCAAAAGAAAAGCCCCGCATCTCTACGGGGCTTAAATCGGCTTTAAATGTATAAAAATTATGAGGCCATTGCGACTCTATTCCAGTCGGTTTTTTTCATATTTAAAACGCTCCCGCCTAATTTTTGCCAAAAGTCCACATCATCGGCTTTTGCAGTATTACCGACTCTAGTTACTGCATTAACAAAAGTTGCCCTATTAACGGGCTTGTCATTTTCATAACCCGCTTGTCCAATAGTTTTTAATAATCCGTCTAAAACATTTGAAGTTTCTTTTTTAGATAAAGTTAAAACTTTTCCTAAATTTTCCACGGCCTCGGTTGTCTCAACATTAATAATATCTTCTGACGCTAATTTCATTTTTTCTAAAGTTTCATCAAAAGAATCTCTGGACGCATAAGAGCTGACAATATCTCGCAGTTGTAATTTTAAACTATGGTTATCGGCCTCTTTAGTTTCATTGGTCAAAATATTCCAAGTGTCCCCGTCCCGTGCGGACGTTATATGTGATTTTCTTATTATATTTTGATTTTGTTGGCCATTAGTACAAGCTAACGTCCAAGTAATACCAAAAGCTGAAATACTCCCCGCTCCCGTTTCAGAATTTGAAAGTCCGACTCCATGGGCCATAAGGTCGTTAACATTAGCTCCCGTTCCCGTTAAAAGTTCGGATTTTAAACGTATGTACATTTTCTTTTGTGTAATTGCACAATTAACAATTTTCCATGATGCCTCGGATTCCATAAGCTGAGGCAATGCAGATTCTAATAAATCAGAATTATCAAAAGTTTTAAACTTATCAGATAAAAAAGCTCTAGCCGTTCCGCTTGGGTTAGCTCCAAAACCATTGTAATGAACATCATCATAACTTCTGATCATACGCTTAGAATTTTCTCTTAACCATATAGCATTCGTTAAAGAGTCATACTCCATAGGATAATCAGATTGTAAACGCCTAGCAGTCCTAACGTCTAAGCCGTTCTTCTGAGCTATTTGGTCAAAGCATAAATCATTAACTTTTAAAAAACGTGTTGGTTCGCCGTTATGTGCTTCCATAATAATTTCACTTTCATTAGGAATAGGCGTTTCTGTTACAGTAGTTCTAAACTGTAGTTCTTTAGTTGGAGCTATAAAGTCTTGTTTACGACTATTAGTTTCTTTAATCCTGATTAAAAGCTTTTCTAAACTATTATTTTCGTTTTCTATATTGTGCATAATTAATCTCCTATTTGTTAAAATGCAAAAAGCGGGAATTATTCCCCGCTCTTAATATGCAATTTATTCTATACATAGTCAAATTGAATTTTTGAAAGCTCAATTCTCAAGTTTAATGTTGTAAAATTTAGATCCGTCAATCATATCATTTACAAGTGATTTAACCTGAAAAAAATAATCGTCCCCGTTTATTTGATCATGATAATCACAATCTAAATCGTCTGTAATTGCCTCAGCTACATAATTCATAGTATCTTTATTATCATAGCCCCAATTATCTGCATAACTTATATATCTTCTAATAGTTTTTGCATATATAGGTAATAAACCTTTATCTATTTTCTTTAACATTTTCCAAAATCTCCCGCTATGTGATGCCTTAAAACTGTTCCATATGGCAATTCCTCAGCAAATTTTAATAATTGTATTTCGTCTTTACCCGCCTCAGCTCCATTAGCCGTTGCCTCCCAGTGCAATTTAACATTACCCGCCGTTGCATAACACCCGCCGTCTTCAGTTTCACTACCCGCTTTTTTCTTATACGTCCCATGATCTGTAAATCCTATTGCATAATCTCGATCAATACGACTACATAAAGGTTTTCCATTTCCGCAATCTCTACAATTAGAATTGTTATATTCTGCGGGACATCTAACAATTCTTTTTAAAGAAATATTTTTTAAACATGACAAATCTTTTTTACGAGGTACCAAGCTATTTAATGTAATAGATTTTTTATTATTCCAAAATGTTTCTTTAACATTTATGACAACAGGGACAAAAGAATTTAAAAGCATATCAGTAATATTTTTTGCTGAATAGTTTATAGTCGTTTTTCCCGCCTTTAGTTTATGTTTCCATAAGGTAGGGTTAAAATGTGAATAGGTAAAACTAACGCCGCCTTTTGGGACGGAATCAGATACTGCATCTAAATAACTATAATCTATTTCTTCAGCTCCTTTTGAGCTATCAGGTTTTAAATTACAAGTCTTAGGGCAAGTTGCAAATTTATCTTGGCCTCCCGCTCGATATGTTACTGCACAATAAGTTGTTTTTTTTGCAGTAGATTTTTTTACTAATTTAATCATTTACTTCCTCCTTAATAAAATTCCTTACAAGTCTATCGTTTAAATTATCTGCAAGAAAAGCAGTAATAGCGTCCCCTTCAATATTTTGTAAAACATAATAATATTTTAAATTTTGATCAGAATTTGAATTTAAGCCCATACAATCCTGAATTAAAAAATACATTAAATCACGTCCCTCTAGTGAATCTACGTGTTTAATGAATTCTTGTTCGGCCTCATAGTTTGGATTATCAGCTTGAGCTACTATTTTGCACGTTGCAAGATATTCTTCTTCACTTACATACTCATATGTTTCAAGAAATTCTTCTTGAGTAAGTTTAAAAAAATCTCTCATTTTTTCCCAATCAGTTGTAAAGTCCATTTCATTTCTCCTATATATGTGATTTATCGCATACCCTATTATACATAAAAAAATAGGCGGGTCAAATGCCCGCCTTTTGTTATCGTTTTCGCCTCCGTCTTGTGGGTTTATTTTTTAGATGTTTTTCATAGTCTGAGCCGTATAATAGTTTAGCTATTAAATGAAATATAAACATTATGCGGTTTTCCTATTCTCGGCCTTGGCCGTTACATTTATTACAATTACTGTTTGGTCGAGGTCGTTATCTACAATTATTCTTTTATAATTGAAAGCTATTAAATCATTTATTTCAGCTTTTTTCTTTATATTTGAAATAGATAATCTTCTATCGCCTCGGTTTACAGTTTTGTAAAATGAAATAGTACAAACTGTATCGTCTTCATAATAGGCTAATAACTTATGCTTTTCGCCGTTTACCATTGTATCAAAATCAATACCAAATAGTTTTGCAAATCGCCTGATACTAGTATTAGCATCTATGATCGCTTTGTTTAACATTGTATTGGTTAGCCTGAGTTGTCCAAAGTCTGGGCTTAAAGTTTTTAAAATTTTATCTTCTTTATTCATCGTTGGCCTCCTTATTTTCAATTTCTTGATTAATAAAATCTCGCAATTCAATTAGTTGTTTTTTATTCCAAATATCCCTTACAAGATAATTAGTTCTCATAGTATTTTCTTCATGCTTTTCAACATTTAATAATGAATTATAGGAAATTTCTTCATGTTCCTTTTCATCATATTGAAAACCATTTCCCATTTCATTTTTAGTTTTCCAGTGTTTCATATCAATTCCCCATTGGGTTTAGTAATTACAAATTGATCCTCGCCAGTTTCTAAATCCCCGTTGCAATTTATTATAACATTGTAAAGACAATCATAAGTTTTATTATCGGCCTCATCAATGTGAAGATTAAGATCATACCACCAATTTTTATATTGAAAGCCTCCCCAAGAATCATATGTATCATCAGCTTTAATTCTGTCTTTTTTAAAGTCCTGATAATATTTTAAGGCGGTATCTCTAAAAGCTTTGATTTGCCATAAATCTTTAAGTTTCATTGTTGGCCTCCTCAAAATCAGTTTCTTCATCTTCAACTTTATCTAAAAGCTCTTTTAATTGTGTTTTTAAATCAACCCAACCATCTACTTCACTTTGTTTTAAGTAATCAAGAATAACATTTATACTTGTTTTTACTTCAGGGTAAATAGTTTCTGATTGATTTAATATGGCAAAACCTGAAAATACATCTTCGTTTAAAGTACAGTCATAATCCATATATTCATCATTTTTATCATAACAAATCCTAACACTAAAATTTTGTTCTAACTGATGATTTATAGTACCAATTAATTCTTCAAAGTTTTCGGTTTGGTTTTTTGAAATGATGACGTGTTCATCACGATTAAAATAAGTATGTTCCATAATCAAGCCTCCACAAACTTTGAAAGATCAGCATCACTATCTTGTGCTATATCTTTAGGACATTGAAAACGAGTAAACAAAAGATTAGCATCTTTGAAAATGCCTCGCTCTTTTCTTCTAGCCTCAGTTGAGCTTAACATACCATCTTCATAAAGATTTTCATCAGCTAAACCTATTCTAATGTCATACCAACATTCATAAGCCTCCCCTTTGGTTTTAGGAAAAGCACCTCTAAGATAATTCCATCTCGGATCATCGTTAGTAAACGTAAGTTTAACTCTGTTCATTGTAGACCTCCCACAACTTCTATTTGCAAACCTTCTAAGTCCTTTTGCAACTGCATAGAAAGCCGAACTAATTTTTTTTCTAAATCACGGCTAACATTGATGTCTTTATTGAAGTTATCGCACACTTGTCTACAATGCTCGTAAGTTCCACAAAATTTATCTAATTCATGTGGGTCATTTGGATTAGCTTTACCTAAAGTTTGATAACCAATTTCATTATCAGTAACCTTAGCCACTCTATAGCCTTGTTCCTCATCATGTACGGGAGTGTAACAGTGCTTTACTTTATACTCATTTCCAAAATTATCTGGAATATTAGTTTTAAATTTAGTCATTGTTGGCCTCCTTATTTTTAGGAACTACAAAACCAACAACATGAATTTCATCATCCCCGTCATCATCCGTGCTATCTTGATTATAGTTTACGGGACAATCTTTTAACCAATTTTGATATTGTTGATGTTTTGTTTTAGTAGGAACTTCTGAAACTTCTACAGTATCCATGATCTCTTCATCGTTATCGCCATACAAAGGATCATCTTCACATCTTTCAAACTGAGATAAGTTTTCTTCAGCTTGTTCTTTATTGTCTGCTTTAACCCAATAATGTGTGTAAGTTGTATAATTACACGTTACTTTAAATATTTTAGTCATATCTAGCCTCCAAGCTATTTGTTTAAATTAAAACAAGCGTATGCGATTTTTTCTATAAGATCAAGTCAAAAGTTTTTTGCCAATCAAAAGGCTCAGGACAAAAGAAATGTGGCTCTAATTTTATTCCTTGTTCTTTCAGCTCTATGGCTTGGTCAGCTCTATAAAGATGTAGTCCTTTAGTGCTTTTAACTAATATCCAAACAGAAGCTCCTTTATGCAAAGTAATCCAACTAATTTGCTGAGGACTTAAATTGACTGCGTTAAACTTTGTATATTTTAATTCTACAAAATGAAACTTATGTTTGTGATCACAAATAAGTAAATCAGGAAGGCCAAGGGTCATCCAGTTTTCTATTCTACTAAGTCGGATTGGTTTACTGTATTGTAGTGAGGCTCTCTTTAGTTGTTCGTACAGACCCGCTTCCTTTTTTGTCGGATTTGTTGTCCTCGTGTTCAATAACTTCTTCAGCGTATCTCGGTTCATTTTGTCTCAACTCTTTTAAAGCTTTCAGAACTTCATCTTTAGACATACTGTCAATAGTTCCATGACGGATTTCAGATTTGTTAATATAGATATTACCATTAGCTTGGCCTCTTCTATACTCAGCTTGAACTGCGGCTGAATAAGCACCATTATCAATAGCCAAATCTCTTATCTTTTGTAGATCTCGTAAATGTCTTTTAAAGGTAATTCCATATTTCTCATCTAACTCATCTCGATAAGCTTGAATAGCTCGACAGATGTGTGGACAGATTTGAGGGTTCATCATTTCATAAGCTCTAGTGTGAGCTGAAGAAGCGGGATAGCCCGCATTAATTGCGGCTTCTCTATGAGTTATCATGCCATCATTAGAAACAATCTCTTTTACAAAGAGTTCTTGTTTCCTAGTAAGCTTACTATGTAGGTCAGCTTTTGGTCTTCCCCGACCCTTTTTCAAAGGCTTTAAGTTATTCATCCTTTATATATACAGCAAAATTATTTTTTTTGCAAAAAACTTTTTTCCCCTTAGTAAGGCCAAAATTGATTTAAGAAGATTACATATTTGATTCTAAATATGTAACTAAATATGTAATCTTGAAACCCTTACTGTATAACGATTACAGAAGAAAGTTACATAATTACACCAATTACACCTATATTTTATAAAAAATATTTTTTATTTATTTTGCTCTATATATAAAGGAGATTAACAAATGTAACAAAAAAGGCTCACGACATTTTGGCCGTGAGCCGTGGTTCTTAATTTGCTTTTAGTTTTTCAAAAGCTTTGATCAAGTATTTTGGAATTTTGCTACCACAATCAAATTCTTCAGGAAGCGTTCCATCTAAATTTAGATATGCCCAAGATCGATGATCAGACCAGTCAGAAGATTCATTTCTTACAATACAAAATCTAAATCCCATATTGCTATCAACATAACCACAACTTTTTTGCAAGCCTTGAGTAAACTCACTACCAAGTGTGTTCCAAACAACTGTATTAGTACAATAATCTTTTTTAAAATCTTTGATATTATACGCGTAATTTTTATCACAACATTTTCCTTTTTCAAAAGATAAAAAATGGTCGTGGTCTTGAATATCTCCATATTCTAAATCAAACATTTCAATATCAAATTCGTAGTAAATTGTTTTCATTAATTTTCTCCTATTAAATAATGAAAGATTAAATTAACTTTTCATTTAAGAAGTTTACAATTTAAAAATTAAGTCCCCCGACATTTCTGTCGAGGGCCGTGGTTTACTGGAGACGCTCAGGAGCCCATTTAGCTAAGAACCTCTTTACTTGTTTAAGGTCATTGGCACACTCCTGAATGTCTTCCTCATGGTCATGGCTCATATAAATGCTGTAACGACTATCCGCATCTAGGATTATCCTTGCATCATCATACTTCTCGTTAACTTCTTCGATACTACCAGTATCTAAATGGCCATCTTCTACATCAACTCTAGCCCATTGAAAATCTTTGAGCTCGTCAACTTTGAAAGCGTCCTTAACGATTTGCCTGATCTTAATTTTTTCCATAATAAACTCCTATGTTATGAAAAGATTAACATTACAAAACTAAAAATCACCAACTATGTCAAACAGATATGGGATTTCTCCCATACTTAATAATAACAAATTACAAAGTAAAGTCAACTATTAAAATTATTCAATTAAATCAAAGACTTAGGAGGACGATTCTTTTTTCGTTTTCCAAAAATATTCGTCAGTATCTCCGAGTCGGGTCTGATTCCCGTTCTCAACTTGGTACTCGATAGTACTAACTTTGAAGTCAGGTTGTAATGGTTCGTGAGGCGTGAGAGAATTATCATAAATTCTCATTCGGTTATTAGGATAGAGACAATACTGGCCATTATCCAATTCCAGTAGGTTACTTGACTTATGTTCTTCAGGCGTTTCAGAAGTACTATAATCTATAGAATTTATATCGGCGTGATAATTATCTAGGGTTGCGATATAAGTCCCTTTTAAAAACCCAAAATCTCTTGTAAATATTTCATAATCCATAGAGCCTATAAATTGTTTATGAATAGCGACAACGCCATAATCCATACAATTCCAAAATTGAAGATTATTAAGAGGCAGATCGGGTTTTGGAATTTCTTTTCGGCTAAGAAAAGCACTTATGGGTAGTTTATCGAAAAGAGCTCCATATTCAGGAAGATAAGTTTCAAAATAAAATGCTTTTCCAGGTATAGATTTAGCTGTAACCCAAATGCCTTCGACAAATTCACCGTGGCCATCTTGATGATCTCTTAAATATTCTCGTCTAACTTTTACTTTAATAGCGGGAAGATTACAGATTAATTCTGACATTTATATTCCTCTCGGCATCTATCGCAAATATCTCGGTCTTCACAAGGCTCATCGGCGTAAAACATTTCATTACAATCTGTGCATTCATACACATGTCTTTCATCTTTCATTGTACAATAATCTCGCTTAAAATAGTTTCTGTGGAAACGTGGGTCGTGGTTCGTGAGACTTTACCCTTTTCATTTTTATCATATTCGGCTGCTTTAGGGTCATCTTCAAAGACCATTTCATCTTCAGCGGGTTCTTTAGGGTTAGCGATGGCGTGTTGGTACATTCTATAGACGCTAATATTATTACTGACTGTATCGCCTCGGCATAGAGAACACATTTTAGGTTTGTTTCTTGTAACTTTAACGTCTTTCAGCTTTTCATTACATATTCGGCAACGTGTATAATCCTTAGTACCCACGTTTAATCACCATTAAGCATTTACGGAGTTTGTCTGCCATTTCGACATCTCCTTTTTTCTTTAACTTTGAGACTTCTTCGTTAATGAGGCCCTCCACTTCTAAAATAGCTTCAGCCCATATTGGCATTTCGTGGATATTAATCCAAGCATTTTCTTTATTCATGTTGTAAATTCCTCTCCATATTTTGCTATCATTAAATGACCTTCATCCTGACGATGCTTATCACAAATTCTTATTTTTCTTATTTCTCCAGTTTTAACTTCCACTAAAGTAAATGTTGGATAACTAATTTCTTCTATTTCATCAGTTTCTATTTGGAAATGAATTAACTTATAATTCAGCAAGGTTTCGTAATGTTTTGTCATCCAATCCTGATGTTGTTTTAGTACACTCATCTAAATATCTCCTTTACTTTCTCCAAAAAGGTTAGCTTGTGAGGGGTGACCCGTGGGTCGAGGATGTGGAGTTTCCACACGTTTTTCATAGTCGTTTGGTTTTTCGTAGGTTCTTCGTGATGGCGGGATCCAGAACAGTTTTGTTTGAGCTGTGTGAGGGCTTCCCGCAGTGCCACGCCATATGAACCAAGCGTAGCTTGTAGCTGTCGAAGCTGTTGCAGACAAACGACCTTTAACGATTGGTACTCGCTCGCTAAATTGTGCAATAACGTGCGGTGGATTTGGCTTAAATAATCTTTCATAGCGTCCTATACTTTCCATAAATTGAGTTCGTGCGAAGATTGCCACACACTGCCTTGTGATAGGGAGGGCTTTACGGACAAATTCTTCAGCTAAATTAAAAGGTGGGTTGGTAACGATAAAATCGTAAGTGTCTTTAGATTCCAAGGCTAGAAAATCCTGAATACGATCTTGGCCATAGTCAGCTATGTCACATGATTGAACATTTAAAAAATATTCTTGTAGGACTTTGACCATATGTCCCCCGCCACAAGCGGGTTCCAAACAAGATCCATCAAACTTTTCTATTCTGGGAAATATATTAAAATCAGGATGTTTAAGAACTTCCTGAAACAGAGCTCTGGTTGCCCAAGGCGGAGTTGGAAAATAATCCAGACTATCTTTATCCTCATGGCGTTGGCTCATCACGGCATGAGTTGTGTTTTGCGTACTCATTTGTCACTACCTTCTTTTATATACTGCTTTAAATAAATTTTAACTCCAAATTCATAGCCTCGTCTATAATAGGCAGAAGATCTTTTTTCCTCATTTCTTTTTTGATAAAGGATAGCATCCTCAGCTCCTTCTTCAAAATGCATGAGATAACCACGCCTCTTTTTTTCTGTAGGATTAATCATTCGCCATACCCCTCTGGACAACAGTCATCACAAAAGGTTTCATTCTTGTGGAAAAAAGCTTTTTCGGCACACGTTTTATCGCCACAGTTTTTGCAGTCTAAGCTGTAAACATATTCGTCTTCCATTATTTGACCTCCAAGTCTTTGTTAATGTTGGTGTGCGGATTGTTTTGAGGTTGCGTCACTAAGATTTAATGGAGAGAAAATCACAGTCCTGAACGTGCTAAACAATCCGCACATATAATGAATAAGATTTATCGCATACGATGTCAACAAAAAAAATCCGCTAGGGATAGCCTAACGGATTTTTCTGTTTTGCAATTTAACCTTAATGAATAGGAGTACATTAAGATGTTTGTTAAAGTGTCTCTCGCAATTAAGTTGTACTAAATTAAAACAATGCCGTCAATCCCATATATTAACATATTTGTATTTTTTTAATTGAGCTCGTAATTTTTCATCGGAACAGTTGCTACAAAAGAAGTTTATGGCCATGCGACTGTCTCCCGTAAACAATAGTTTATCATTGCGATATACAGTTCCTTTGGCGTTAGACCCTACTTTCAAGGTATATTCGCCGTTCTCATAGATCGAATCGTTCATTTATTTTTATACGCTTCTTTAATTTCTTCTATTGTACGATTACAACCGATACAAACTTTCTGCTCATTTAACTTACAAACTCCAACACACTTACTCATTTAGCTATACTCCTAAGACTTTCCATCACACTATCAATCGAAGGCTCAGAACCATTTTTGTCAAGAACACATTTATACTTGCGAGGGCAACCATTTGCCAAATCTGTAAAATCTAACGTAAAAGTTTTTTGAGCGCCTTGATATATACAAGCCATTTTATCTTTATACACTTTACGTTTTTTTAATCTGCATGTGGTCATAATAG